GGGGAGAACAATCAATTAAAAAATACAAGAATGAATTAGCCATTGATGGAGATTTATCTTATCTTAATTTAGATTGGACTCCGGTTCCTATTATTCCTAAGTTTGTAGATATTGTAGTAAACGGTATGTCAGATAGACTTTTTAGAGTTAAGGCATATGCACAGGATGCTATGTCTCAAGCCAAGCGTTCTAAATATCAAGATATGATAGAAGGGCAAATGGCTGCAAAACCGGTATTAGAAATTATAGAAAAAAAGGGCAACTATGACCCTTTTGTTGTAGATAAAGGTGAACTACCTGAGTCAGACGAAGAGCTTTCTTTGTATATGCAATTAAATTACAAACCATCTATTGAGATAGCAGAAGAAGAAGCTATCAATACTATTTTTGATGAAAACCATTATGTTGATTTACGAAAAAGATTTGATTACGATTTAACTGTTTTAGGAATAGGTGTTGCTAAACACGAGTTTTTAAAAGGTTCAGGTGTAAAAATTTCATATGTGGACCCTGCAAATATAGTTTATAGCTATACGGAAGACCCACACTTTAAAGATTGCTTTTATTGGGGAGAAGTGAAAACCCTACCGATTACAGAGCTTATAAAAATCGACCCCACACTTACTACGTCAGACTTAGAAGAAATTTCAAAATACAGTCAGTCTTGGTATGACTACTATAATGTTGCACAATTTTATGAGAACGATGTTTTTTATAGAGATACTGTGACCTTAATGTATTTTAATTATAAGACCACTCAGAAGATGGTTTATAAGAAAAAAATTATGGCAACAGGAGGCAATAAGGTAATAGAAAAAGATGACCAATTTAATCCTCCAACTGAAGTTATGGAAGAGGGTAACTTTGAAAAGTTTGAAAAAACTATTGATGTTTGGTACGATGGTGTAATGGTAATGGGTACTAATATTCTATTAAAATGGGAATTAGCTCATAATATGGTTAGACCTAAATCGGCTTCTCAACATGCTTTACCAAATTATATAGCGGTTGCACCTCGTATGTATAAAGGTGTATTAGAATCGTTGGTTCGCAGAATGATACCTTTTGCGGATTTAATTCAAATGACTCATTTAAAACTACAACAAGTAATATCAAGAGTAGTTCCTGATGGAGTATATATAGATGCTGACGGCTTAAACGAAGTTGACCTTGGCACAGGTAATGCTTATAATCCGGAAGATGCTCTTAGGTTGTATTTCCAAACAGGTAGTGTTATAGGTAGAAGCTATACGCAAGACGGAGAATATAATCAAGGTAAAGTTCCTATTAAAGAACTACAATCAAGTTCAGGTGCAAGTAAAACTCAAATGCTTCTTACTAATTATAATCATTATTTGAATATGATTAGAACTGTTACAGGTTTAAATGAAGCAAGAGACGCAAGTATACCTGACCCTAATTCGTTGGTCGGTTTACAAAAACTTGCAGCATTAAACTCTAATGTAGCTACACGTCATATTCTTGACGGAAGTCTTTATATATATCGCTCTTTAGGAGAAGCATTAACTTATAGGGTGGCAGACATTTTAGAGTACGCTGATTTTGCAGATGATTTTGCAAACAAAATAGGAAAATATAATGTATCTATTCTTGGCCAAATAAAAGATTTATATATATATGATTTTGGAATATTTATTGAAGTCTCACCGGATGAAGAAGCAAAAGCAAAACTTGAGCAAAACATTCAAATGGCTCTTTCTAAACAAGATATAAACTTAGAAGATGCTATAGATATTAGAGAACTTAAAAATATTAAACTTGCTAATCAGTTATTGAAACTTAAACGTAAACAAAAGCAAGAAAGAGAAGACCAATTGGAAATGCAAAAACAAGCAATGGTCGCTCAACAAAATATGAAGTCTCAACAAATGGCTGCACAAGTTGCTATGCAAAAACAACAACAAGAAATGCAAGGCAAGATGCAACTTAAACAAGCAGAGATAGCTTTTGAGATTGAAAAAATGAATAATGAAGCACAATTGAAATCACAATTAATGGCTGAAGAATTTAATTATAATCAGCAATTAAGAAATATTTCTGAAGAGGCTTTAAAATCAAGAGAGTCACAAAGAGAAGACGCAAAGTCTTCACGCATAGACCAACAGAATACCCAACAATCTAAACTTATAAACCAACGTAAAAACAACTTACCTCCTCAAAGATTTGAATCCAACGAGGATAGTTTAGACGGGTTTGACTTAGCAGAATTTTCACCTAAATAAGTGAATAATTTGAACGGAATTTATTTATTAACTTTGTAAAAATTAAATCAAATGGAATTAAAAGTAAGAGCAGTAGAGGGAGCTGAACAAAAATCCCAAGCAGAAATAGAGGAAAAACTATTAAAGGTAGCAGAGGCTAAAAACTCTAATACTAATGTGGAAGCAGAAACTACAACTGTTGAAGCACCACAGGAAACAAAAAAGCAAGAAAGTGTAGAAGAAAATACTGATACACCAAAAGAAACAACTCAAACCTCTGAGTTAAAAGAGGATGACGTTCTTTCATTTATTAAGAATAGATATGAAAAAGAGTTTACGTCTGTAGACCAAATCTTCGACCAACAAAAGGACAACGAAGAATTGCCTGAAGACGTAAAAGGTTATTTTGAGTATAAAAAGAAAACAGGTAGAACCATTGAGGATTATGTTAAACTAAACCGAGATTTTTCTACTCTGTCTGAAGACCAATTATTATCTGAGTATTTTCTTTCTTCAGGAGAGGCTACCGATGAAGAAGATATAGATGTCCTTATGGATGACTATACTTACGATGAAGAGCTTGACGAGGAAAGAGATGTAAAGAAAAAAAAGTTGGCAAAAAAGAAAACTATTGCGAAAGCCAAAAAGTTCTTAAAGGAGCAAAAAGAAATGTACAAACAACCCCTTGAGTCAAGTACGGTTGGAGTTTCTGAAGAGCAACAAAAAGAACTTAATGATTTTAAGCAATATTTAGCAGAGGCTAAAAATAGTGACGAGGAATTAAAAAGAAAAAGAAATTGGTTTGTTGATAAAACCAATGAAGTGTTTCAAGATTTCAAAGGTTTTGATTTCAAGATTGGAGATACTACTTTAAATTATAATCCCGGTGATAGCAGTAGAATTAGAGAATCTCAACTTGATTCTTCTACTTTTGTAAAAAAGTATATAGACCAAGATACAGGATTACTTAATAATGCTGAAGGATACCACAGAGCATTAGCCGTAGCAATGAATCCGGAAAAATTTGCTCAGTTCTTTTATGAACAAGGCAAGTCTGATGCAACTGAAGATGTGACACGCAAAATGAAAAATGTCGATATGACAGAGCGTAAGTCACCTCAAGTAGGGAGCAGGAAGGATGGATTGCAAATTAGGTCTTTATCTACTTCGAGTGGAAGAGGCTTAAAAATAAAAAGTAATAAAAAGTAATTTAACAATTTTAAAAATTAAAAGTAATGGCAGGAAATTTTACAGGTCCCGGTTTTGACCTTCAGCCGTCCGCACAACAAGTGCCGTTGGCAACAAACTACATCCAAAACTTTGATTTCTTAAATCAGTATCTACCCGATACTTATGAAAAGGAATTTGAGAGATATGGAAACAGAACGATTGGTTCGTTCTTAAGATTAGTTGGAGCAGAGCTTCCTTCTAACTCAGATTTAGTGAAATGGGCAGAACAAGGTAGACTTCACGTGAAGTATACTCAAGTAGGCACGGCTGCAGCACAAGGTGCTGACGTTGCAACATTTCAAATCAATGACCCTGCAGGTCCTGCAGGTCAAGTAATCACAGGACAGAATCCTTTTTCAGCTCAAGGCGGTATAGCTTTAAGAGAAGGGCAAACTGTTGTGGTTCACCAAAATGATGGTTCAGGTGAAAATAAAGGTATCGTAACTGCGGTTGACTTAACCGTTTCTCCAATACAAGCTACAGTCGCTTTCTATGAAGCAGGTGGTCTTGTAACGGCAGGAACAGGTGCAGGTAATGCAGATGTGACAATCTTTATTTATGGTTCAGAATTTAAAAAAGGTACAGTAGGTATGAATGGTTCTTTAGAATCTGATGACTTCATCTTTGAAAATTCGCCAATCATTATCAAAGATAAGTACGCAGTATCAGGTTCTGATATGGCTCAAATTGGATGGGTAGAAGTTACTACTGAAAATGGAGCAAGTGGTTATTTATGGTACATGAAATCTGAACACGAAACTCGTTTAAGATTTGATGACTATCTTGAAACGGCTATGGTAGAAGCGGTTCCTGCAGAAGCAGGTTCAGGTGCGGCTACTCCGGCTGACAACCCTGACTATGGTAACAAAGGTTCTGAAGGTATATTCTATACTGTTCAAAACAGAGGTAACCTATGGACAGGTGGTGTACCTGACGCTTTAGGAGATTTCGATGCAATCATCGGAAGACTTGATGCTCAAGGTGCAATTGAAGAAAATGTTATCTTCTTAGATAGAGATTTCGGATTCGCTATTGATGATATGTTAGCAGCACAGAACTCTTACGGTGGAGGTGGTACGTCTTACGGACTATTTGACAACGATGAGGAAATGGCTCTTAACTTAGGATTCTCAGGATTCCGTAGAGGATATGATTTCTATAAAACTGATTGGAAATACTTAAACGACCCTACAATGAGAGGTGGTTTAGCAGTAGGAGCAGCCGGTGTCGGTGGTTCCGGTTCAATCAATGGACTTCTTGTTCCTGCAGGTTCTACATCTGTGTACGACCAAGTTCTTGGCAAAAATGCTAAGAGACCTTATCTACACGTAAGATATAGAGCTTCAGAAACTGAAGACCGAAGATATAAGACTTGGATTACAGGTTCTGCAGGTGGTGCAGCTACAAGTAGCTTAGATGCTATGGAGGTACACTTCTTATCAGAAAGATGTGTTTGTACAATGGGTGCGAACAACTTCGTCCTTTTCGAAGACTAATATTGAATTTAAAAGGGAGGTGTCTTCAAAGACACCTCTCCTTTTATTATAAATTGAATTAAAATTAAATTATTTAAAAATGAAAAAAGCAGAATTAAAAGATAGAGTTTATAAACTCACAAGAGATAGAGCACCATTGTCGTGCATCATTCCTTCAAGAAGTTCCCGTAATGCAGCTTTGTTATACTTTGACGAAGATAAAGGGATTAATAGAGAATTAAGATTTTCAATAAACCAAAGAAGTCCATTTGTAGATGAACAAGATGGTAACGTAGTTGTTACTCCTGTAATTTTTGAAGATGGAATGCTTAGGGTGTCTAAAAAGAATCCTATACTACAGGAGTTTTTACACTATCACCCTTTAAATGGAAAAAAGTTTGTTGAAGTGGACCACAAAAAAGATGCTGCTGCTGAAGTAGAGGTGTTAACTGCAGAGGTTGATGCATTAGTAGAGGCTAAATCTTTATCCATAGAGCAGATGGAAAATATTGCTCGAGTGGTTTTTAATACGGATGTCAGTAAATTGAGTAGCTCTGAATTAAAAAGAGATATATTAATATTTGCAAAGAGAAATCCACAAGGTTTTTTAAACCTTATAAATGACCCTAATGTTAAATTGCAATCTCAAGTTCAATTATTTTTTGACAATAAATTATTGAGTTATAGA